TGGTTTTGCTACTGGTGTAACTGTAAATACTACTGCTGGAGACAGTCCTACAATAGGTGAATTTACACAACCTGCTAATACAATCATCACAGACATAAAAATATTTTGTGATACTTCTCCCGTTATTGGAACTGGTGACATTGGATATGAGGTTGGAACATCTAGTTCTGGCGCTCAAATCGTTGCAGCAGTTACTGATGAGATTTTAGATGGTGGCACAACTGTTGTAGTACATAACGTCACAACTACAACATTGGTAGTACAGACACAATCTGGTACAACTGCTCCAGCTTCTGTTCAGTACACAGATACAGCAAGAACTATTTTCTGTAACATTACCAATACAGTTGATGCAACAACAGCAGGATCTTTCACATTCATTATTGAATATGTTCAAATCGCTTAATAGGAGATAAATATGGCAGACGCAGTTACCTCAGAGACCTATCAGGATGGTAATCAGATTGCTGTTTTCAAATTTACTAATATCTCCGATGGTTCTGGTGAAAGTGCAGTAAAAAAAATTGATGTTTCTGCATTATCTAAGAATGCTCGTGGTGAATCTTGCACAAGAGTTACAATAGAAAAGATGTGGTGGCAGTGTATTGGAATGAAAGTAAGAATTTTATTCGATGCTTCTACAGATGACTTTTGTATTGAACTTGGTGAAAATCAAAGTGGACATCACGATTACACATCATTTGGTGGTTTGATAAACCCAGCTAGTTCTGGAGTGACTGGTGATATTATGTTTACAACTGTAGGACATAGTTCAGCAGATACTTATACTGTTATTATGCAGGTTAGAAAGAGTTATTAGTGACTAGGAAGCAAGATAAACAGCCTCCTAAGACTAAAAAATATTTCCGTTCCACAAAGAGTGGAGCGGGAATGACAAAGGCAGGTGTTGCTAAATACAGAAGAGACAATCCTGGTAGCAAACTGAAAACGGCAGTTACAGGCAAAGTAAAAGCTGGAAGTAAAGCATCCAAAAGAAGAAAGTCTTTTTGCGCTAGATCAGCAGGTCAAATGAAAAAGTTTCCTAAAGCGGCAAAAGATCCTAACAGTAGATTGAGACAAGCTAGAAGAAGGTGGAAGTGCTGATGACAGCTAAAGAAGTTTTAAAATTACTTGAGAAGCATGAATCTCAATGTGATAAAAGATATACAGAAATACAAGATAAACTTAAATCACTTGATAGTAGAGTTTGGGGTTTATATGGTGTTATTATTGGTGTAGCAGTTTTAGAAAAGGTTTTTTAAATGGTTATGGGTAGGGCGCAGATGAGTCAACAAGTCACAAATCCACCATATAAAAAGAAGAAGAAGAAGAAAAAAACAGTAAAGGTGAAAAAAAATGCCAAAAGACGCTTGTTATCATAAAGTCAAGGCTCGCTACAGAGTTTTTCCTTCCGCGTATGCCTCAGGAGCCATTGCAAAATGTCGTAAGGTAGGAGCCGCTAATTACGGAACTGGTGGCAAAAAGAAAGCTAAAAAGAAGGCAGAGGGTGGTGTTATCGAGCTTAGATTAGGTGGTAATGTACCAAAAAGACCTCGTAAAAGAAAAACTAAAAACCCAAATATTGCACGAGGTTGTGGTGTTGTAATGAACAAAAGAAGAAAAGTAACAAAGTTTAGATAATGGCTGTTCGTAAAACAAAAGCAGGTCTTGCACTTAAACGATGGTTTAAAGAAGATTGGAAAGATCAGAGAACTGGCAAGGCTTGTGGTAGACAAAAGGGAGAGAAAAGAGGCACTCCTTATTGCAGACCATCAAAAAGAATATCCAGTAAAACTCCTAAGACTGGATCAGAGATGTCATCTTCTGAAAAAAGGAAACGAATATCACAGAAGAAAAGATTAGGACAACCAGCAGGTAAGCCAAGAAGAGTGCAGGCAGTAAGGCGAAAAAAGAAAAAATGAGTTTAGAGCAAAAAATTTGTAAAGAAATTAAAGCTTGGTCTAAATATGCCTTAGAAATTCCCAATGAAAATTATAATAATCTACCATCATGTCCGTATGCAAAAGCTGCTTGGAGAAACAATAAAGTAGGATTTGCCCTTAAGACTACGAACAATTATGACATTGTTTATTCTTTAATTAATAACTATCACGATTCAAAAGAACTAATAATAGTTATTGATTTATGTTCTGAAACCAATGAAATATTTCATAATAATCTTACAAATTTAAATGAATTGATACACCAAAACAAATTTGACCAACAAGATATTTGGTTAATGGGATTCCACCCTGATGATGATGTAAATGAGCTTATAGATGATGGTTCATTTGATGAAATTGTTAGTGAGGAATATTCTTTGATATTCGTACAAAGACTAAGTAAACTTCAAGAAAGTGCAAATAAATTGAAGAAACTTGGATACTATGATAATTATTATAGTATGTACAATGTTGAAGACATTTATGAGCAACGTGAAAACTATTACAGGAGACTAAAATGGCAATGAGTCCAAGAAAGATGATGGCTATGTCAAAAGACATGGCTAAAGCTGCTAAAATGATGATGGGTGGTGAAGCAAAGCCCAAAAAAATGAGAGGTGGCGGAATGGCTATGAAACCTAAAAAAATGCGTATGGGTGGCATGGCTAAGAAAATGTCAAAAGGTGGTAAAGCCTAATGGCATTTTCAGGTTCAACCAACTTTGAATTAGATGTTGCAGACTATATAGAAGAAGCTTTTGAGCGATGTGGCTTAGAAGCTAGGACAGGTTACGATTTGCAAACAGCCAGACGTTCTATGAACATAATGTTGGCAGAGTGGTCAAATCGTGGCTTGAACCAATGGACTATAGAGCAAAGAACTCAAGCTCTTGCAACCAATGATACAGAGTATAGTTTTGACACTGATGTCATTGACGTTCTATCTTTGGTTCTTAGAAGAAGTAATACTGATTTTAGTATGAGCAGAATAAGTAGAGATACTTATTTAAACTTACCAAATAAATCCACAACTGGCAGACCAACTCAATACTTTTTGGACAGACAAATTACACCAAACCTTAAAATATATCCTGCTCCTGAAAATAGCACAGATGTAATTATTTATGATGCCCTTACAAGAATGCAAGATGCAGATTCGCAAGTAAACACAATGGAAATACCTTTTAGGTTTTACCCTTGTCTTACAGCGGGATTAGCTTACTATATAGCTATGAAAAAAGCACCAGATAGAATACAACTGTTAAAAACAGTTTATGAAGAAGAATTTGAAAGGGCAATGGGTGAAGATAGAGATAGATCATCTTTTTCAGTAACTCCACAGTTATCATATTATAAGGTTGGATAATGGCTTTTGCACAAGGAAAATATGCTTTCAGAATATCTGATCGTTCTGGTTTTCGCTACCGAATAAAAGATATGAGAAAAGAATGGAATGGTAGTATTGTTGGATACGATGAGTATGAAGAAAAACATCCTCAATTAACACCTCCAAGAATAAGACCAGATCCAGAGGCAATAAGAGATGCAAGACCTGATGCTAAAGATGATAATACAAAATTTATAGTTTACACAAATACTGGTTTAGGCAATATAGGAACCATATTAGACACTTTTAGTGTAACAGCATCAGTCGGAACAGTGACAGTGAGTACAACATGAGTTTTACATTAACAACATTAAAACAATCAATTCAAGATTGGACACAAAATTCTGAAACTACGTTTGTAAATGAACTTGATTTTATAATTATAAATGCTGAAGAAAGAATATTTAAAGTAGTTGACTTAGACTACTTTAGAAAAAATGTTACAGGTGAGCTTACGAGTGGCAATAAATTTTTACAAAAACCAACAGATTACCTAGCTTCTTTTTCTTTGTCTTTCGTTAAAGACAGTGCAAATGTTTTTCTTTTACAAAAAGATGTTAATTACATACAAGAATTTACACCTAATCCAAGCACTACAGGTAGTCCTAGATTTTATGCCTCATTTGATGTGGACAATTTTATTATATCTCCGACACCTGATTCTAGTTATAGTGCTGAATTGCACTATTATTAT